TTGACTTCCCGGCTTCAACGCAAGCAGTAAGCCTGTTGTGGCCATCGTACAAAGTTCCGTCTGCAAGAACCTTATCCTATCACCGTTATGCCGCCACTCCCCAGCCAATATATCAGCCTTGATTGCCTCAAGGTTTGATGACCTCATCTTTCTGTTACCCTTGCTTTTTGCCAGCCACTCTGCGGCCATTTGCGGAGTAACCAATACTTTGTCTGCTGTAAATGTCATAATGCTTTCCTTGGTCTGGTTTAATTTCATGCGCCTCTCACAACGCAAACCCAGATTATCTATATTGCCGCCTGCTGTCAACAGTTCGCGGCATTTTTTTATTATTGCTGTCGTATGTTGTTGCAATTAGAAGTCACCCACAAAAAAGCAGGAAAAGCTCTAAGCCGTTCCTGCACACACTAAGATCACTTCGTTGCTTGCGCCGCCAAATCGGCTGATCTATCCCGGCTTTCTATCAAATGACTATGCATAGCCGCTAGCGTATCTTCATTGCGCTCAATGTAAGGCACGTCGTCTGCAATGTCGCCCTGCTCGCTGCCTTTGTTGCGCCAATTGACATACGCCCTCGACATTTCCATAAGCATTTGAGCGTCCCAGCTAGAGAGCCATGATCCTGTTAGTCGGATGTAGCTCTCTATCTCTTGCCAGCTAGTCGGCTTATGGACATACCGCCCTGACCAACCAAGCCCAACTCCTGAACCGCGTTTTGCTAGGTACTCAAGCCCGCTGATCTCAGGCGTACACGTGTATGGATGCCCCTCGCCGTACTGCTCGTAGCGATTGCGCTTATCTTCTTTACGTGCCCTATTTGGTACTGAGTGCATCCATCCTATCTGCCCAGCCCAGAGCCTCAGTCGCTCTCGCCCGGTTGAGTAAAATTCTCCTGATTCATCACCCACTTCAGGGCTTGCATTCGGATATCTTTGTACTTGATAAACATATCAAGCAAAGCGGCTTCGTCAGCGCCTTCATAGCCGGGGATGTTTTCGGTTTCCAGAGTCATCCGGGAAAATAGGCTGGCGTCTTCGCGCGCAATCTCTTTTGCTGTGCGGGTGTCTTTCTTGCCGCTGGCCTTCATAGCCTTGCGCTGAAACGCTGTCCACGTGCCGGAGTCTGGGCCTTTCAGCTTTAGTCGGAGTGGTTTGGTTGTGCCTTTGTCTGCATAGGCCAAATCGCCGTCAGTGCCGGGCTTGGTCAGGTGCAACCACGAGCCGGACTCGGAAGCGGATTCGGTGTCGAACATTTGTAGGATATTGGTGTTTTCGTCTTTTGCGATTTTCATCATCTCATACCTTGCGACGCATCCAATTTAGGTTGGCGGGCAGACGGTGGATGAAGCCGCTCTTCGGTTGCCCTAGCCCGCCAAAACTGTTTACTCGTTACGCCGCTGCTACGCGGATGATCGGTGTGTTGATTTCAACTTGCACAGTCGATCCGACCATGCTGTTTGCAGAGCCTGGCGCTTTGGTGTAGCTGAAAATGCGGGCACTGTAGTAGTCTACCGAACCGTCTTGATACTCAATTTTAAAAACTGTGCTGCGTGTTCTTCGTTGCGCCTTCAACACCAAGCGGCAAGAATGATCTGACCGGCGTCAGCGGAATCAAACTCCAAGCCCATGCTTTGCGAGCCGTAGTTGATAAAAACCTTTGAACTTCTCGGTGATACCAGTTGCCAAGGGGTTAGATTCAACCACCTGCACATTCGGACCATACTCGGGCAGGTCAATTACTTCGCCAACTTCGACAAACGACGTAATGGCTTCATAGCCAGATTCGGTAAAGTTTGCGGGATCTTCTGCTATTACTGAGAGTTTTGTGCCTGTACTCGTGAGCTTAGCCATACATTACCCCTTATGCCGCAAACGCGGACGATGGGTGTATTAATCTCGACCTGAACGGTAGAGCCGACCATAGAGTTTGCGGAACCTGGGGCCTTGGTGTAGCTGAAGATCCGGGCGCTGTAATAGTCAATTGAGCCGTCTTGATACTCAATTTTCACAGAGTGCTGCTGGTTCTTAGTCGAGCCTTCAACACCGTCAGCAAGAACCAACTGGCCAGCGTCTTCAGAGTCAAATTCCAGACCCATAGACTGGCTGCCAAAGTTAATAAAGCCTTTGAACTTCTCGGTGATGCCGGTGGCAAGGGGATTTGATTCAACGACTTGGACGTTTGGGCCGTATTCTGGGAGGTCAATAACTTCGCCGACCACGACGAAGCTCTGAGCGGCATAATCTACGGCGGTAAAAGAGGCGGGGTCTCCCGCTACTACGGAAAGGATTGTACCGGTACTGGTAAGTTTAGCCATGGGTGTGCTCCAAATTTGGATAATGCCGTCATCGCGACGGGAAACAGTCCTAGAAACTGCTTGTGGGAGTATACCATATTCGAGGGTAGGGGAAATAGCGGGAGGGCAGGCATAAAAAACCCCACAAAAGCGGGGCTAGATAAAACAGGGCGTCATCACGACGAGCCATGAACCATCTTAACCTGTATACGGGATGGTGACAATAACCGATAGCCGGTCATCATCTGGCTGTATCTCAAAGCTCCACGGATTGCGCTGCACACGAACCAATCCTGTGATCGTGGCGTTCTTTAGGAATGCCGCCTTGACTTCATCCGCTGCCCGATTAACCGCAAGAATCCCGCGCCCCGGCCTGTCGAATACGCTCACCTGGAACAGCCCCTGGGGCACCGTGACGTCTGTTGCAGCTAGGCCGTTATCTATACCGGTGTTTGGCATCACCATAGGCTCTAGCCATACGCCTGCGGCTGGTGGCTTAAAGTCTGTTCCGGGCCATGCAATCGGGTAGCCAAGCGATGCGGCTGATAGCTGCGTGAACAGAGCTTGGGCTATTTGTGTGTTCGTTGGTGTCATCAACCTACCCTCGTTTTGACTTTTTGCGCTGCCTTATCGACGATCTGCTGCCAGTTTTGAGTTGCGCTTCTGAGAAATCCGTAGCGCGCCTCAACGTAGATGCTATATTGCGCCGCCCATCCAAAAACAACGGTGTCTCCGATCTTGGCGCGGCCAATGACAATACTAACAGGGCCCTCAGAATAAGATGAATTGCCGTTTCCTGTAGGGGTGCTGTTGACGCTTGCGGCAAAGCTGTTGCGGAGGAAGCTCGTGTCCACGGGCATGCGGCCGTTCTTAGCCCTTGGCGTCTGTATCTCTCTGACAATGTCTTGAGCAGCCGTTTTCCAAACCGCCTCTAACCTAGCCTGAGACTGTGCTACCCACTGATTTTATCGTTACGTTAGCCATTTAATTGCACCCCTCAGGACTAGAATAAAAGTCTATCTCGGTTAGACCGTAAATACCCTCCGGCCTAAATTTGCCCTCAAAACTGAATGGCTTATGATCGCAATCACGAGGCGTTATGCAAATTGTGCAAATGCCATCAGGAGGGGTTCCAGCGAGGGTGTTCAGTCTAAACTCTCCAGTTCCCTCTATGTTTGTACCTATACGCGCTAGCTTGGGGCGGTTAATCTCAATAACATAATGTTGATCTACCTGCATCACCTCAGCTAAGTAACCAAGCTGCCATTTTACGCTTGCTTCCAGCCATGCTTCTTTTGTTGATTTCATTTTGATCTCCTGGTTGCTGGAGTATAGCAAAACCCGCACCAGGCGGGCAGTGCAATCTTAGCTGTACCATTTTTCCAAGCTTCACAAATTCGTCGGCAGCATGCCCACCACCTTCTGCAATTATCTCATCGGCAAATTCTTGAGTTACCCCGCCATCCAACTCCACTGAAGCGGATCCGCGTTGAGGTCTGACAGATACCCCGGCAATTCTTCGGGTACGTTTTCGCATCCCCAATACCAGAGCTGGTCGCCCATCGTTTGCGGGGTCATCCCTTTATAGGTGATCCCTAAAGACTCCATGACTTTCTGCGGATGTCTCGTTTCATTGCAGTCGTTTGCAGATAAAAGCAGTACCGTAAATGCCTCATGATTTTTCATCCTTTCCGTTGCTGGAGTATAGCAAAGACCTGCGCTTAGTGGGACTGTTCGTTGCAATCAAGACTACACTAAAGGAACCTTTACCACTTCATAAGCATCCTCCCAGCAAGACTCAGGGTTTGCCGGTCTGCTTCCATCTGTGGTTATTTTTCCATCAGTGACCCATTGGTCAATAAGTTAATTTTTGCACAATGTAACGGGCAAGATTGAGCTCTTCTGCTTTAACCCGCCTCTTTTTTTGACTCACAAAACCCGTAATATTCTGCCTCACCGTCATTTGATCTTGAGTAGTCTTCTATTAGCCAGATATATTTCATGGCACTCTCCATTTGTTAAGAATTAATGCCCGCGTATACAGCGCGGGACTAGCTATCTCGAAGCTTCTCCGTCCAGATCACC